TCTGGATCGAAATAAAACCTTCGATTGGTGATGACTATCCTGCTGTTTTGAGGCAGATGCGTGGAACGCGTTCTCGGGGGCGGCCGATCTTGTTTGTCGGTGAGTATGCGGGGATCGGGGCGACGCGAGAGCAGTTTATTGAAACCTTTAAACGAGCCGGGATCGCAGTCGTTTTTCGGGGTGATGTGGAATGAGCACGTTGCCAGCAACTCGGTTGACGCGCCCGGCCTCCTCGCGTGGCTCTGTCGCCGAGGAAATGCTGCGCCGCGTTTCGGCTGCTGCGGCTGCGTTCGAGTCCCGCTGGACGCTGCGGGCGTTGCGGAGAGTGGATATGCCGCTCGCCGAAGCCGTCGAAGACCAAATCTCCCTTTTCCACGAAGCACTGGTATGCGGCCAGGACGCTGATGTGTCCGAACACGGCGCCGCTATGTGTCGCGGATGGGCCGCTGCCGTCGCGGCGGCCGAGCGAGCGGCGCTGGAGGACGACGCGTACCTCCTCGGGCAATCGGGCGGCGTGATGGTCGCCATTGGGCCGCAACGAGCCGCTGAGACGCGGGTCAGGGACCTTCACGGCGACCGGGCAATCTGGCTGACCCCCGATGAGGTCGCGGCGCTCGTCGCCGGCCTGCAGTGCGTCGGCGCTGTGGCAAAGGCAAAGGCGCTGTGGCCTGGCGCGGAGATAATTTCGCTGGTCGAGCGGTATGCCGACGAACCCGGCGCCGCCGAGGCGGCGGCCGAGGCGGCCGAATAGGCCCGCGACCCTTCACAACCGAGGAGCCAACCATGACCACCACCAAATCCGACATCGCCACTCGTCTCGCGCTGGCACATGACCTGTCGCAAGCCAAAGCCGAGGGCTTAGTCGCTGATGTGCTTGACGCGATTGCCATCGCCCTGCGCAACGGGCACGAGGTCCGCCTTCACGGCTTCGGGATATTCGCCGTCGCCGAGCGGAAGGCGAGTACCGGCAGGAACCCGCGGACCGGCGAGGCGATCGAGATTGCGGCTGGCCGCAAGGTGCGGTTTCGGGTGGCGCGGAGGCTGGCGGCAACGGTGAACGGGTGATGAGCGGCGTTCGACACGGCGCGCGCTTCATTGTCTCGGGCGAACTGCTGGCAGAGATGCTTCGCTTGTCTGCCGATTGGAAAGTCCGCGGCATCCGCGTCGCCCCGGAAGTTTATGGCGAGAACATCACCGTCTTGGTCGAGGGCGCCGAACTTCCCGAAGTGACGGAAGGCGAGATTGCACCGCTCATCATGCCGACCTATCGCAAGGCCGATGACGGATCGGTCGAATTCCTCAACTGGCAAAGGCTGGAATGATCCGATGTCCGATACCCTACTCACCGCCAGCCCGCTCCCCGGCACGCTGTCACCCCGCGATATCGTCGCCGGCGTCGGGCTTGGGGTCTGCCGGAACAGCGATATCGCGGAGTGGGCGAAGGCTGGGTTGATTGTGGTGGAGCGTAAGTGATGGTTACTACGACGGAGAATGCGGGGACGCGTGAATATCACGGCGATCTGGTTGAGCAATTCGCGCCCGACACAGAGAATGAACCGGCTCGAGCTGGAATCCGTGTGCGCCGCGTGCAGCCGCCGATCGAGCGCTATCTTGCGCGCGACCTGATCACCTCGGAGCAGTACGAAGCGGCTACAAGGCTGCGGCGGGATTACGAGTTCGGGATTTGCGGCGTCAACGATAGCGGGCGATCCGGTGCGGGCGGTGGGGTGCCGGGGTATAGTGTGGCGCAAATCGATGCGACGGCTGCTTATCAGCATGCCGTGCAAGCGCTGGGTAAGGTTATATCGCCGATCGTGCTCCCCGTGGTTCTGGGCTACGACCACGGCGGCGAGATTACGGTCGAGGCTCTGTCGAAGTACATGGGCCGGAGCCGTAAAGAGATGATGGGCGTGTTTAAGGCGGGTCTCGATATGTTGGCGGAGCACTACGGACGGTAGAATGTGGTTGACAGCGGGCCGCCGATGCGCAAGAAGGGAGCATCATCAAATCATTGTCGGCTGAACGCGCTAAGCCTAAGCCTCAATGTCGATGACAGCCCAATACAGATCGACCTTCTCAACCCGCCCGCGGTAGAGCATTTCGCGGAAATGAGCCGTTAGCCCGACGCGCTCGCTCAGCGCGCTCGATAGGCCGGCCATATCATCTGGCGCGGCCCCCAAATTTTCCACGGTTTCGGGCCAATAGTTTGCGATGAACCGGAAGCGTGGTGCGGCGAGTTTGGCGATGTGAGGCAGCCAATCGAGCGCTACGTCAGACCCGAAAACGTGTGGCTGATCGGCGACAACAAGATCAAAACCGCCTGCCTCGGCCTGCGCAAGAAACTCGCGGTAATCGCCTGTCCAATAGGCCCAGTGCGGTGGATAAATGCAGCGCATCGCGGCCATCGCGAAACGGTCCGCATCCACAAGGGTGGCGTGTTCGACCCGAGCGTCGTGCACCCAAATCACATCGCTTCGACCGCAGCACATCGCGCAAAACAGACAAAGCGCATTCGTTCTGCCCAGGACGGCGTTAACCAGAAAATCGCACTTCTCCGCACGCAGATCATCAAGCGTCGGCAGGTCTTCTGCTTCCGCTTCGCGGCCGGTGTTCCAGATGTCGAGCAGCTGTGAGAAGCGATCCATGGTGGTGAGGGGCGTGGTTATTGTGGGGGAGCGCAAGGTAAGGCAATGACGGCTATTCGGTCAGCAGAAAACGCCGAGATGATCTGTGAGCGCATCGCTGAGGGGTTTACACTACGTCAGATCGCCAAAGAGCTTGGCGTCGCGAGCCCATCGGCAATAGTGAATTGGGCGCGCGATGACGAGGCTTTCCGTGAACAATATGCGCGCGCGAAAGATTTGCAGGCCGATCGTTTCGCTGAGGAAATCATTGAGATTGCTGACGACGGCACGAACGATTGGATCAAGCGCGAGATCGATGGCCGCGAGGTCACGGTTCTTGATCATGAGCACATTCAGCGCTCAAAGCTACGCGTCGATGCTCGCCGCTGGTTGATGGCAAAGATGGCGCCAAAGAAGTATGGCGAAAAGACCGAGGTAGCCCACACCGGGCCAAATGGTGGTCCGCTTGAGACGATCACCCGTATCGAGTTGGTGCCGGTCGAGCCGAAGGGCGCGGGGGAGTGAATCGGGTGAAGTCGCAAGGCGTTTCGTGGTTGCGGCAATTGCCCGACTTGTCGCCCGAGTTGCGAGACAAGCTTAAGCGGATCAGTGATTTGTCGGCAGAGCTTTCGGCGCTGAGGCGTGAGGTTCTTGCTGAGGTTGATGGGCGATATGCCGTAGATCAGATCGTGCAAGCGAAGAGCGACCACGATCATGCCACGTGGGGGTCGGGCCGGGTCAAGAGGATAACCCCGCCCCAACCCTAGATACGCAAGTGCCGGTCGAGCCGAAGGGCGAGAGATGATGAGCTACCGCCAAACGCTGACAGCTAATTGCGGGCAGATAGATGCCCCCGATGTCATCGTGAGAGTTCCAGACTCGCAGCTTATGGTGATGATGAGGGCGTCGTTTGACGTGAGGATTAAGCAAGCTGTTCGCGACGCCTCCTGTCTTGGCGAAGACGTAAAGAGCCGCATCATCGAGCGGATCGAGGCTGAAGCCAACCGCTAGTTTACAAAAATGCTCCCGCTCCACCGAGCGGACACAACCATAGCGCGATAACAGCCGCTTTCGGGCGGCTTTTCCATTTCCAGGACACGGCATGAACCTGCTTCGCTATCTCGGGCGCGGGGTGCTCGCGGCTGCGCTGGGTGCGGCTGTTGCTGTGCCAGCGTATGCCCAGCGTGTCCCCGCATATCAGGACGGCTCCGACCTCGTGCCCGGCGACGCACTCAAGTTCCTGACCAACGGTCGCTACGGCAAAGCCGGTGGCCTGGCGGGCGACGCGCAGGGCAAGGGCCTCAATCCGTTCTCGATCACCGACTTGAACGCGCTCGGTCTGAGCACCAACAGCGCGGCGACGACCGGCGCGTATAACGCTCTGGGCCTCGGTCACGATACGAGCGGCAACCCGCTGCTGTCGTGGGCGAGCTACGGCGAGGCGGCGAAGGCGCTACAGGTCACGGCAGACGGCACCACGATCGCGACGGCAAACGCGACAGGCTGGGCGTTGCTCGGCACGCCGACTGCGCCGACCCCCTCGGGCGGCGCTGGGTCAACGCAGGTTGCGACGGTCGGGTATGTCGCGAGCTCGGTCGGGGCGGCCTCGGTCGCGGCGCTGCCGTGGGTGAGCACCGATACGGCCCTGGCGGCGCTCTCAGGCGCGACGGCGAGTCGCGCGATCCGGGGCGGTGCCAGTGCAGTAGGCGACGCGCCGGCGCTGACGTTCTGGAACAAGAGTGGGACTTGTGCCGACAACGGGTTTGTCAGCGACAAGGGCCATTGCCGGGATGCGGACGATGGTACGTCGTGGATAACGACGCAGAGCTTTCTTGATATGCGAGACTTCGGGCCGCCTTCGCACGGCTCGGACGCCACGGCGCAAATCCAGAAGGCGATCAACTACGCCGCGTCGTCGGGTCTCGTGCTCTACAATCCGATGGAACTCGATTTCACGTCGCTGACGATCCCGCCTGGCTTGCAGATGGTTTGCATGGGGCAGGCCGCCACGTTCCACCGGACGGCGGTGGGCTACGGTATGACGACCGTTACCCTTGGCGACGCGTATCCGACAGCCGCGATCCAGCGCGGGCCGCAGATCAAGAATTGCGTCATGGATGGCGGCGGTCTGGCGGGATCCAACCTGACGATCGCCGGCGCTCAGCGCACGATCCTTGAAGACTTCGATAGCTACGGCGCCGGGTCGATTGCCAGCAGCGCCGAGGCAAATATCTCGATTACCTCAAGCGTGATGACCGTTAACACGCTGAACAAAGGGACGATCGCGACTGGGCAAGTCATCCTCTGCAAAAGCTGCGCGCGGTCGAGCAATCGATACTCGACAGTCGGCAGCCAGGTCGACGCGACGCATTGGAATGTTACGGGGCCGAGTGATCTAACGGGCCAGGAGGCCGTCTTCTCGCCGCCTTGGACCTATACCGACAGCCTTGGTGACAAGGTGCTACCCACAGCAAACGTCACCTTGCTGGGGAACAATCTAAACAACCTGACCTATACGCGCTGGAACCGCGGGGTTGTCGGCAGCCGTTGGACGACAATCGGCGAGGCGACGTGCGTGTTCTCCCCGGTCGGCATCTTGGTTGACACCACCAAGTCGGACGGCACCGAGAAGCTGAACCACAGCATCATCGCGCCGAAGGAGGCGTCTTGCCTGTTGATGGGCTTGGTGCTGGCAAACGGCGACGACAACGATTTCTCGGGCATCAGTTTCCAGAACACGGCCTATGACATTTTGGTCGGAACAGGGGCGAACGGTGCCTCGCGCAACAAGTTCGATCGCCCGTATGTCGAAAGCGGCGGCACAACCACGACTTATGTTGGCATCGCCTTCGCGAACGGCGCTTCGTTTAACGATGTCTACGGCACGGGCGCGCTCAACGGCGTTACCACGGCGCTGATCGATACCGGCTTCGGCAACCGCTGGTGCCAGACGACCCGTGTCTGCATCCATAGTGGCGATCCGGTCGAGCCGCTGGTTGATACGTTCTACTCGGGCGCAACCCTGGCGAACTCGACCAATTTCAACGGCATGGTGACGCAGACCTTCGCCCGCCTGCTCGACGGACCTGATGAGCAGAACGTGGCGAGCAACATCGTCGCCTACGGCACAAGCCACACGGCGTCGATGATGCTCGGCCGCACCCGCGGTACGCATGGGTCTCTGGCTGCCGTATCGAGCGGCGACATTCTCGGGTACTACGGCTTTTACGGCCAGTACGACACGACCAACGGCCACATGACCGAGGCTGCCCGTATCGAGGGCTCCACAACGCAGGACTGGTCGAGCGGCCACACCGGCGCGCAGTTGATTTTTCGCGTGACCGCAAATGACGCCTCGATGGCGGGCGCGTGGGCGATGGATGATGATCTATCGTTCCACGCCTTCGGGCTGAATGGGCGAGGCGCGGGCGTCATCTCGGGCAAGCTCATCCAGCCGCAGACGCAGTACGCGGGCAGCGGCGGCAGTGCGATCCCGACTTGCAACTCCGCGATGGCCGGATCGATCGCCACGGTATCGGACGGCAAGACAAGCCCGACATACCTGTCTGCTTACGCCGCCGCGGATGGCGCAAAACAGCGCTCGGTGGTCTGCCTCGAGAACGCGTGGGTGTATAACTGATGCGGTTGTTTCTGGCGGCACTGCTGATTGCGGGGGCCGGAGCCGCGCACGCGGCCGACACGCAGGTTGCCGAGCGCGACGTTGCGGCCCAGGTCGGCGCGGCTCGCACGCAGTACGAGAACATGCTGAAGGCGATCGGTGGTTATGTCTCGCTGTTGAAGGAGCAGAACGAACAGCTCGCTCGCGATCTGGCCGACAGCAAGAAGCGTGAGCAAGGCTGGGCCGAATACGCAAAGCCGCTGTGGGCTTTCGAGCCGACGAAGTAAATGGGGGCAATCCAACTCGCCCTGCCGGCCAAGCTCGTGCCGGTGTTTTCGGGCGAGGCGATGTATCGTGGGGCCTACGGCGGCCGTGGTTCGGCCAAAACGCGGTCGTTCGCAAAGATGGCCGCGGTGCACGGGTTCCGCTGCGCCGAGGGTGGGGCATCCGGGGTTATCGTTTGCGGTCGGGAGTTTCAGAATTCGCTCGATGAAAGTTCGATGGCCGAGGTCAAGGCGGCTATTCAGAGCGAGCCTTGGCTTTCTGCGAGGTACGACATTGGCGAGAAGTTCATCCGCACTAAAGACGGGCGCATAGACTTCTCGTTTATCGGGCTTCGGCACAACCTCGACTCGGTGAAATCGAAAGCGCGCATTCATCTGCTGTGGGTCGATGAAGCCGAACCTGTGTCCGAAACGGCGTGGGTAAAGGCGATCCCGAGTGTTCGTGAAGAGAACGCCGAGATTTGGGTAACGTGGAACCCGGAGCGAAAAAACAGCGCTACCAATCAGCGCTTTCGGATGGACACGCCGTCGCAGTCCAAGATCGTCGAGATGAACTGGCGAGACAACCCGTGGTTCCCGACCATTCTTGAAACTCAACGCCGCGAGGATAAAGAGAAGCGCCCCGAACAGTATGAGCATATTTGGGAGGGTGGTTATGCCACCGCCCATGCCGGGGCTTATTACGCGGCCGGGCTAGCGGACGCGAGACGGTCAGGCCGGATATGCCGGGTCGCCGCCGACCCCCTGATGTCGGTGCGCGCGTATTGCGACATCGGCGGCACGGGGGCCAAGTCTGACGCCTTCGCCATCTGGATCGCGCAGTTCATCGGTCGCGAAATCAGGGTGCTCGACTATTACGAGGCGGTCGGTCAGCCGCTCGCGGTGCATATCCAGTGGCTGCGTGAGCAAGGCTGGGGCAAGGCGCAAATCTTCCTGCCGCACGATGGCGAGACCAACGACCGCGTGCATGACGTGTCGTTTAACAGCGCGTTCCGTCACGCTGGTTTCGACGTGACCGTGATCCCCAATCAGGGCAAGGGCGCCGCGAGATTGAGGATTGAGGCGGCGCGGCGCCGGTTCCCGATGGTGTGGTTCAACGAAGCCACTACGGAGTCGGGTCGAGACGCGCTGGGCTGGTATCACGAAAAACGCTCGGACGATGAGCGCGAGATCGGGCTTGGGCCTGACCACGATTGGTCGAGCCACGGCTCGGACGCCTTCGGGATGATGTGCGTCGCCTATCAGGAGCCGGAGATTGACCGGCAACCATTACAGACACAGGCCAGCGTCGGTTACGCGCGGCAGAAGCGCTGGGCACGCTAGCGGTTCATCAAAGGAGAGCAGGATATGGCGGTAGCACCGGGACCGAACAGTGACGAGTGGGTACATTTTCGCCCGCACAATGTCACCGCAGTAGCGGCGACGGATGGCAGCAATGCGACGCTGGTCACGCTGACAATCCGAAACCGGATTGGCCGTCCGGCTGGCCCGCATATGTTCCTGCTGTACCTCAGCGACAGCGCGACGGGCGTCGGCGTCACCGCCACCACGGCGTCAGGCGCGGTGACCGACAAGACCGCAGGGACAACCGGCCAGGTGCTCTCGGCGCTGATCGCCAAGAAAGCGCTGTTGGTGCAAAACATCGCGGACGGCACCTATCAGCTCTCGATCACGGACAGCGCGAAGACGGCGTTCAAGGTCTGCGTCGAGATCGATGGCGTCGTTTATGTGCCGCTGACCCTGGCGGCGGGCAATTACGGCTGATGTCTCTTTTCGACAAGGGCGACAAGCCGTTGCCCGCAACACCGCCGGTCGCGCAGATGCCGGACCTGTATGACCCGGCCATTCTGGAACGCAAGCGGCTGGCGCAGGACACAACGCAGCGCACCGGCCGCGCGTCGACGATCCTGACCGGCGCCGGCGGCGACTATAGCGGCTCAAAGCTCGGCGTGGCTTAACGGAGGCGGAAATGGAAGACGAAAAGTCTGGCATCGCGGGATTGGCCGAGGCCGAACAGAAGATCGCCGAGGGGCGTGAGCCCGAAGGCTATGCTGAGCGCGGCGAGGCGTTCAGGGCCGCTACCGCTCTGTCGGAAGAAGATCCCATCGAGCCCGAACCCGAGCCCGAACCTGCGGCGATGCCGATATGGCTGCTCCAGGCGGTCAACGATCAGGAGCCGCCGTTCCACTTCACCGGCGTTCCGGTCGAGCTGATCATCGCCGCGGAGGATGCTGAAGCGGCGCGGCGTCTCGCGGCTGGCGATGCCGGTCAGAACGGCGCGGTCTGGCTCGACGACGAAATGTCCTCGTGCGAGGAATTGCGGGTGACTGCGCGAATGGTGATCGCGCGGGAGACCGTCAAGGCGCTTGTGCCGCGCCCGAGCGCCGATTGAGCCCCTGATTGCCAGTGGCCGACGACAACGCAAAGGAACTATGCCGGCGCGAAGAGCGGCTGTTCGATAAGAAGGCCAATCTCGACGCGCTCAATCAGGAGATCGCGCTTAATTTCCGGCCGCAGCGCGCCGATTTCACGGTCGAACGCGCGCTAGGCGAGGAGTTCGCACTCGACTTGATGGACAGCGAGCCGATCCGTTGTTGTCGCGAATTGGGCGATGCTCGAGCGGCGATGTTGCGCCCCGGCGGGCGCGAGTGGTTCAGGGCCAAACTTAACGACCAGCAGATGAATGGCGACCCCGCAATCAAGGGGTTGCTAGACCAAATGAACGAGATCGCCCGCACCGCGATCTATGATCCGTCAACCGGGTTTGTGCGCGCTGAAAAAGAAGCCGATCACGATATGGTGACGTTCGGCAACGCGGTGAAGTCGGTCGAGACGACGATTGACCGCAAGGGGCGCCGGCACATGCTGGAGCGCACTTGGCATCAGCGCGATTGCGCGTGGCTCGACGACGAAACCGGCGTGAGGCAGGATTTTATGGCGCGGCGCTTCAAGGCGAGCGCGCGCCACATCAAAAAGCAATTCCCGAAGGCGGAGCTGCACAGCAGCATCGTTCGCGCGCTCGACAAGACGCCGGACCAAGAATTCAAGCTCTGTCACGTCATGATGCTGGCGGAGGAATACGAGGGGTACAAAGACCAGCACCCTAAGCAGCCGTGGGTGTCACTGTATTACGACAGCGAACACAAGATGATGCTGTCGGAGCGGCCGAGCGAACGGTTCCGCTACATCGTGGATCGGTGGGAAACGATACCGGGATCGCAATACGGGTATTCCCCGGCGGCGATGACGGCCTTGCCGGATGGGCGCGGCATTCAGACGATGGCGCGGGTGCTGCTGGAAGCGGGCGAAAAGGCGCTCGATCCTCCGTTGAAGGCGTCGCGTAAAGGGATCACCGGAGAAATCAGGACCGGCGCGGCGCAGATCACCTGGATTGACGGAACTGGGTATGACGAGCGAGTGATGGGGCCGGCGATCGAGCCGCTGTTCCCGGATGGTTTCAAGCCGGCGCTCGGCATCGATCTGATCAACCGCACCACCTTGGCGTTGCGGGATACATGGTATCTCACGAAGCTGACCTTGCCGACACAGGCAAAGACGGCCTACGAGACGGCGCAACTGGTCGAAGAATTCATTCGGGCGAATATCCCGCTGTTCGAGCCGTGGGAAGCCGGCATGGCTGTCCTGCTCGACGAGATTTTCGCAGTGTTGATCGAAATGCACGCTTTCGGGCATCCGCTGGAGTTGGCAAGAAGCCCGCTCTCGGGTCGCGATTTGGTGTTCGCGTTTCAGAACCCACTGCAAGACGCGATCGAGAAGAACAAGGTCAACCAAGCCCAGCAGGCGCTGGGGATCGTGGCTGGCGCGATGCAGATCGACCCGAATGCCGCGCATGCGGTGGATGCCGTGAAGATCGTTCGGAGCGCGGTGCAGGGTACGGGCGCGCCGGCTGATTGGACGCCGGACGAAGATGTGACCGGCCAGAAGATCGCCGCCGCTCAGCAGGGCGCCGGCATCGTGAACGCACTGAACACCGCAGGTCAGGCGGCCGATGTCGTGAATACGGGCGCCGAGGCTGCCGCAAAATTGCAGCAGGTACGGCAAGGCGCCAATGACGGCTCCGGGGCTTACGGCCCGGTCTGATGCCGTCGCTGCAAGAGATCGAGAACGACGCGCATTTGGTTGTGCCGCGCGAGGTCGGCGGCGCATTGAAGGCACTGGCCGCTGACCCGGCGCATCAAATCGCGTGGCGGTTCATCATCGACCAGCTCTGCGGCCAGCGCCGGCTGTCGTTCGTGCCGGGCATGCCGGAAGGGCGCGACATGATGATCTGGCGCGAGGGCCGGCGCTTCGTCGGCGAGTGGCTGATGCGGATCGTCGAGACGCCGATACCGGAGACAAAGGCCGAGCCGCCTGCCCGCACGATGGCCGAGCGGCAGCGGCGCAGGAATAGGGCAACGTAGCGGAGAACCCATGTATCTCGATCGTCTGGCCGCCCTGATTTCGGGCGGTTTTTTATTGGCCGAAGGTGACGAAGAACAGCCGGGCGCCGGCGGCACTGCGGCTGGCGATGCCGGTGCAACGGAAGGCGCTGGCGAGGGCAATATCCTCGCCGGCGGAGCCACTGACGACGGCGCGGGAGCCGCAGCCGACGAGAACAAGTCGGGATGGCCGGAGGATTGGCGCGAGCGGTTGGCGAACGGCGACGAAGCACAGCTGCGCAACCTGAAGCGTTACGGCAGCGTCGATGGTTTGTGGAAGAAGAACCTAAATCTTGAGAAGGCGCTCAGCGACCGTTCGCAGCATCGCGCCGTGCCGGCCCTGGCCGAAGACGCGAAACCGGAAGAAGTCGCGGCGTACCGCAAAGCCGCTGGCATTCCCGAGACGCCGGACGGATACGGGCTCGCCTTTCCCGAAGAGTACAAGGCAACCGACGCGGACAAGGAAGTGCTCGGCGGTTTCGCGCAGTTCATGCACGAGCGCAATCAGCCCCCTGCGGCGGCCAAGGCGGCATTCGAGTATTTAATGACTCACACGGCTCAGGTGCGCGAGGCGCAGGCCGAAGCCGCACAGCAAGCCGTTATCGAGAACATGGCCGAGCTGCGCAAGACATTCACGCCGACCGAGCTGCGCAAGAACGAGGCGATGGCCGAGGATTTGTTGCAGCGCCATTTCGGCGGCGACCACGAAACCCTGCGCGCCATTACCGAGGTGATGAACCTGCGGCTGCCCAACGGCGTGCGGGTGCAGGATTATGCACCGTTCAAGCGCGGCCTGTACGATATGGCCGCGGCCTATGCGACCGAAGGGGCGATGATTGCCGGCGATGCCGCGGGGGGCGGCGGCCGTTCTCTCGATGAAGAGAAGAAGGCGCTCCTCACCAAGTCAGCAACTGGCCGGCTCACCCGCGAGGAAGATACCCGTCTCACCCAGATCTACGAAACACTAACGGCGCGCGAAGCAAGAAACCAGCGCACCGCCGCTTAGTCCCCGCCGGCACCCCGCGCAAGCGGCCCGGCACTCACCAAACCCAGCCTGAAGTGACGCCCCGCTAAACGGTAAGCGGCCCCGGCTCTATGCCTGGCACCCCGCGATCCGTGACAGCCGGCACCCTGAACGAAGGCCCCTGAAACCTCCAATAACGGAGAACACGGGTCATGTCTGTTGCAGCCCAAGTAAGATATCGCGAAGAGTATGTCGTCGCATTCGAGCGGCGCAAAAGTGTTCTGGTGCCGACCGTAAGGACGGACACCGAGGACCGCGGCGGCAGCGTCGTGTTCCTGGTGGCCGGCTCCGGCGGTCGTACCGCGGTGACGCGCGGCGCCAATGGCCTCATCCCGCCAAGCGATGACAGCCAGACCCAAGTCACGGTGACTTTCGCCGAAGATCACGACCTGAACGAGAAGACGAACTTCGACATCTTCCGTGCGCAGGGCGACCAGATCAGGCTGATGCGCGAAAACTCGATGGGCGTTATCCATCGCAAGCAGGACGCGCGCATCATCACAGCGCTTGAAACCGGCAGCGTTACGCTCGGCTCGGTCGGCGTGGTCAGCAAGACCGTCGCCAATCAGATCGCAACCAAGCTCGGCAATGCCGATGTCGGCACCGATGCGCCGGGGAAGCTGTTCGCGGCGGTCACTCCGGCGTGCTGGTCGTATATGACCGACATGACGTCGTTCGCCAGCGCGGATTATGTGCGCTTCGCGGGCGAGTCGACGGTCGAAGAGGGCGTGCCGATCCTCGGCCGGTTCAAGAACTGGATGGGCATCAACTGGTGCCAGCACGGGGGCTTGACGGGCAAGGGGACGAGCTCGGCAACGTGCCTCGCTTGGCACATGGACGCGATCGGCTACGCCGAGTCCACGATGGGCATCGACGCCATGATCGGCTACGACCAGAAGCAGCACACCTCCTGGGCGCGCGCTTCGATCTTCCATGGCGCGGTGAAGCTGCAGAACAGCGGCATCGTGAAGTTCGTCCACGACGATAGCGGCCTGTCGTAAGGCGGTCCCTTAGTCATCTAGGCCCCGCTTCGGCGGGGTCTTCCTTTCTCGAGGAGGGCCTTCAATGGCTTACGATCAAAACAACCTGTTCCGGGTGACCGGGGCATTTGCTGGCGGCACCAATGGCAAGAGCCTTTGGTTCTACTCTTCGACCGACGACTTCGCCACCGTCAAGGCGTCCGGCTACATCTCGAACGCCTACGATATGGGCGTGCGCGCCGGCGATCCGATCTTCGTCATCGACACCGACGCCTCGCCGCCGACCGTGACGCTCGCAGCAATCGCGACCTGCACCTCGGCGCCGGCATGCACGATGGCGCAGACCGGCGTGGTGCCGTCCACCTAAAGACGACATGGCGGGGCTTCGGCCCCGTCTCTCCTTTCCACAACTTCGCGGTGCTCTATGCCGATCCCGTCTCATTTGCTGCCCAATAAGCTCGCGATACGCGATTACGCGACCGGCTGGTACTCGCTGTTTCCGCCGCCCGGCGTCACGCGCGAGCACGTCGTCGACCCGAATTACTGGGTCCACATCGCCTCGCGGTTGAAAGCCAACGACCGCATCGAGGTTGTCGCGGAAGATGGCAGCCTTGACATGGATCTCCGCGTTATCGCGGTCGACCCCAGCGTGCAAAAGCTGTGGGCGCAGGTGCGCGTGCTGCGCTCCTACGAGGCGGAGGCTGTTGCCGAGAAGCCTGCGGTAGATACCGGCGGATATCGCTATGAATGGGCTGGGCCCGTGCACAGGTGGCGCGTCATGTTCGGCGACGAATTGGTCGAGCATGGGCACCCCGACAAGGCGGCTGCGATCGATGCTGCGGCCCGGCTCGCAGAAGCGGCGGAAGCCCGCAAGCGGGCGGCGTAGTTGGCCGCTACCAAACTCAGTATCTATCAGGACGCTCTTCGGCTACTCGCCGACGCGCGCCTTGATGTCATTACCGATGATGTCGAGAGCCGGTACGCCCTCGATGACGCTTGGGCTGAGTCGGTTTCCTTCGTGCTGCGGCATGCGGCGTGGCGGTTCGCGCTCAAAACCGTAGCGCTCAGCACCAGCATGGGCGCGTTGCCGGGGTTTGATTCGGCCTACAGCCGCCCGACTGATTGGTTGCGCACACATGCGCTGTTCGTGCTCGCCGACAAGAGCGAGCGGCCGGTTGATGTGCGCGAGCAGGGGCTGCTTTTTTCGGCGAACAACAACACCGCGCCTGTCTATATCCGGTACGTCTCGACTGATTTTCTCGATCCCGCCTTGGCGAACAACCCGTGGCCGGAGCATTTCGCCCGCGCCGCGGCGGCCTATCTCGCGTTTCAGGTTGCCGAGCGTGTCACTGGCGAGCGTTCAGCCGCCTCCCGCATGTCCACCGTGTTCTCGCAACACCTGGCGGAAGCGGTGACGCGGGACGCCCTGCCCGAAAATCCGTGGCTCGCGGCGCAGCTTGACGGCACCTTTGCGCGGATCGCGGCGGCGATGGTTGATGCCGGGTTCTGGCGCTTCGCCATGCCGGCGCCGGTGCTGATGACGACCGCCGCTACGCCGGGGGGCGGGTTTGCCCGAAGTGTCGATACCCCTGCCGCATGGTCACGCACGCGAGCGCTGTTTCAACTTACCAGCGATGGCCGGCGAGTGCCGTTCGACGTTCGCGAGCGCGACGCCATTTGGTACACCGATGTCACATCGTTCTATGCCGAGTATATCGACCACACCCTGACGAACGACACGCGGAACTGGCCCGAGCATTATATGCGGGCCGTGCTGCGGCAGATTGAGTTCGACCGCGCCAATCTGGCTGACGCGGCCGATCAGCAAGCCGATGGTCTGGCGTGGAAGGACGCGTTTAAGGATACGCTAGACAGTGAAGCCGAGCCTCCGGACCCGTGGCTTGGCTACCAGCTATCCGGCGAGTTCGATCGAGCCCGTCGTGCCATCATCTCGAAAGGGTTTTGGTGGTGGGCGCTGAAAGAGGTGGGCTACAGCAGCCAGACCGATCAGCTCACGACCGACCCTGCTGCGGGGCTGCCCTACAGGTATGCGCTACCGAGCGATTGGCTGCGCACCCATGCCTTGTTTATCCCTTGGGACGGCAACGAGCGGCCGATCAATATACGGGAGTCGGCAAACGACTGGAGCACGGACGCGGCGGCGTTTACCGCGCGCTACGTCTCGACAACGGCTCTCGATACGACGCTGTGGCCGGAGGTGGTCGACCAGGCCGTGCTCGCCTATCTTGAAATGCGGGCTCTCCCTGATGCCGCAACCGATCCGAAAGACCGGACTGCCGCCGCAGGAACGCGTGGAGCTGTGTATCAGCGGCTGCTTGACGAAGCCTTGGCTCTCTATAGCCGCGCGCCCGATCAGTGGTTGCGGTTTCAACTCGACGGGCGGTTCCGCTCCGCGGCACAGATGATGGTCGAAACGGGCCGGTGGCGATTTGCCGTCAAGACCGTTAGCCTCACCGAGTCGAGCGATCCGCTGCCGGCGGAAGGCAGCGACGGCACGGTCTCGGACAGCTATGGCTATCGCTTTATCCTGCCGGATGATCACCTTAAAACCATCTGGGTCTATTTCCTGTACGGCAGCGGCCTCTACGCCTACCGCGAAGACGTTGACTATCGCGAGGAAGGTGGGGCGATTCACGCCAACCGGACCCCGATCACGATCCGGTACATCTCTCGGCTCGGGCTCGACGTAACGAAATGGCCGGCGCATGTGCGTGAGGCTGTCTTGGCCTATCTCGAATATACCGAGGCCAACGCGGACCCGAAAATGGCTGGCGTCGCGACCGCAAAGCTGAAGCTCTACGAGCATGCGATGGAAGGGGCGGAAAAGTTCGACGATCAGCAGGACTTGCCGCCCTACCAGAGTTCCAGCCGGTTTGTCTCCGGCCGCTACGCACGCGGCGCCTTCCGCGACAAGAACGCGATTTATTAGTAGATCGTGGCTCTAATCGAAACGCTATTCGCCAGCCTCAATGCCGGCGAAATATCGAGACTTGCGCTCGCAAGGGTTGATCTTGCAAAGCTCCGGGTAGCCTGTGAGACACAATCCAACTTTCTCCCGCATGTTTTGGGTCCGGCAATGACGCGGCCCGGCACGGCGTATATCGCCGGGGTGCCGGGTAATGCGCAAGGCTGGCTCGGCGAGTTTACCTTTGACGAAGCCACGAAGGCGCTGCTGGTCGCGACATCGGCCGGGCTGCAATTCCTGATCGATGACGCGTGGTTGAGCCGTGTCGCGGTGGCGACCGACATCAACAACGGCGATTTCGATACTGATCTGACCGGATGGACGGACAGTGACGAGTCCGGCGCAACATCGGCTTGGGACAGCGGGAAGCTGAGCCTGACGGGCACCGGCGCCAACTTCGCCTATCGCGATCAACAGGTGAGCGTGGCAGGCGGCGATCTCAACCTTGAGCACGGATTGCGGGTAGTTGTCAGCTACGGCACCGTTGTTCTCCAGGTTGGCTCAACGCAGGGGGACAACAATTACATCGATGCCGTTCTGTTGCCGGGAACATACAGCCTGGCGCTTACCCCAAGTGGGGATTTCTGGATCAGGCTGGGAGGTAACGACTTCTTCCCGGCGTTTGTGGACAGTATCGAGATTGAAAGCACCGGGGCAGTAAGCCTGCCGGTGCCGTGGTCAACAAAGGCTGATTTCGACACGATCCAGTACGACCAGTCCGGCGATGTGATTTTTGTCGCCTCGAATGTTCAGCAGCGCCGGATTGAGCGGCGCGCGTCGGACTCAAGATCCTGGGGGATTGCGCTCTATCTCGTCAATGACGGGCCGTTCCGCGCCGCGAATACCGGGTCGACGACGATCGCGGCTGACGATGTGCATGGCCCGGTCACTCTCGCCGCGTCGCATCCCGTGTTCAAGCCTGGGCATGTTGGGGCGCTGTTCAAGCTGACGCACTCGACGCAAGCCGCGGCAGCGGCCCTTGCGGGGGCGGCGCAGGCGACCGGAGCGGTGCGGGTAGCGGGATTATCAAATCTTAATCAGGGTGATCCGAGCACATCGTCTCGCGGCGTTGGCGTTTCGATCACGGGTACGTTCGTCGGGACGATCGATCTGGAACGATCGATTGGCGATGTCGGGTCGTGGTCTGCGGTCAAGAGTTACACGGTCCCGACCACGGAAACCTACGACGACGGTCTCGACAACCAGATCGTCTATTACCGCTTGAACATGAGCGCCTACACCAGCGGCACGGCGGACGCTGAGCTGACTTACGCGGGAGCGTCGCAGACCGGCATTGTTCGTATTACGGCAGTCTCTAGCGGAATTAGTGCTTCGGCCGATGTCTTGAAGCAGGTTGGCGCGACCGACGCGACGACGAATTGGGCCGAAGGCGAGTGGTCGGATTACCGAGGCTGGCCCGCCGCGGTGGCGCTGCATGACGGCCGGCTGGCGTGGTCGCCGAGCATCAAAGTACAGCTATCGGTTTCGGACGGATTTGGCTCTTTCGATGACACGATAACGGGAGATAGCGGCCCGATCAACCGCACGATAGCGACGGGCGGCTTGGACGGGGTGCGCTTTCTGTTGTCGCTGCAGCGCCTGATCGCCGGGACCGCTGCGCAGGAAGTCTCGATCCGCGCATCGGCTTTTGATGAGCCGCTGACGCCGACCGCGTTCGTCGCCAGGGCTTGTGGGACACAGGGCGTTGCGCGGCTGCGCGGATTACGGGTCGATACGATGGGGGTCTTTGTCGAGCGCAATGGGAAGCGCGTCTTTGAACTCCTCTACGATCCGCAGGGTGGGGACTATCGGCCGCAGGAGCTGACTCGTCTCAAGCAGGAAATGTGCAATGCGGGGGTTGTTGACCTCGCGGTGCAGCGTCAACCGGATACGCGGCTATGGTTCGCGCTCGGCGACGGGACATGCGCAGTGCTGACCTATGATCGCGACGATGAGGTGCGGGCGTGGACGCCGGTTACGACGCCCAATGGTGCAATTGAGCGTGTCGCGGTCTTGCCGGGCGGCGATGAAGACGACGTTTATTTTATCGTCCTCCGCACCATCGATGGCGATCCGGTTCGGTATATCGAGAAATTGACCAAACGGAGCGAAGGCCAGGGCGGAACGCTCAGCAAAGCTCTGATCGATAGTCACTTCGTCTATACCGGCGCCCCGGTGAGCACCATCAATGCCGGCATCGATCATCTTGAAGGCGAAGATGTGGTGGTGTGGGCGGATGGCGCCCCGGTTGCCGGCACGATGACGGTAACGGGCGGCTCAATCACGCTTGCGGCCGCGGCCTCAAACGTCGTCGTCGGCCTCTCGGCCACGGCGCAGTTGAAGACATCGAAGCTGGCCTATGCGGCTGAGCGCGGAACGGCTTTGACGGAACAGAAGCGCTTGGCGCGCGTCGGTATGGTGATGGCCGATGTGGCGTGGAAGGGCGTTCGGATCGGCCGCGATTTCACGCACATGACGGGGTTGCCGGCGACATATCGGGGCGCGGCTTTAACGGCGGGACAGGTGCTGACGGCCTACGACGCTAACCCAAGCTCGTTCAATGGCGGCTGGGATGCCGATTCCCGCCTTTGCATGCAGGTGCAAGGCCCCTATTGCGCGACGATGATGGGTCTGGCGTTACAGATCAGCACGAACGAACCGGACGATGAGCCTCCTGCTCCGCCCCGCAACAAGGGATGATTTCGCGGCGCTCGCCGGCCGGCAGCCGGATCCGCGCTATCACGAAACCTGGTGCGGCTATGCGCTCGAATGCGACGGCAAGGTGATCGGTATCGGTTGGTTCAGCCACGGCGGCGGGCGCACCTGGGCGTGGCTCGAAGTACCTTCGGGGAAGCCGCTATCGGCGATCGCGTTGACCCGGCTTGTGCGAGCTGAGTTTGCTGATTTGAGGGCTCGGGGCATCAAGGCGGTGCATTGCTACCGTCACGAGGGCATTGCGAAGTCCGATCGCTGGCTGCGGCTATTGGGCTTCCAGGAAGCGCCGGATATCGAGTGCGAGCGGATGGTCTGGCGATGCGTCCTGATCTGATCACGCCGCGCTGGCTCGAGTATGAGCCACCGAGTCTTTGCCATACCGGGCTTGAGGAAATCGCGCTCCCTGCGCTGCTTAGCGCCGGCGGTGCCGCGGCGGCAGCGGCACCGGAGACTGCGGCGATTCTTGCGGCGCCAGCGGTGGCAGGGACATCGCTCGGCGCAACCGCGCTCACGGCCGGCGCTGCGGACGCGGCGGTCGCTGGCGCCGGTCTGACGCTTCCCAGCCTCTCGACGATTGGGGCGGGCGCCGCGCTGGGCGGGACGATCCTGCAAGCCGGCGCACAAGCGCGGAACGCGGATTATCAGGAAAAGGTTGCGCAAGCCGAGTCCGATGCGCTGAAGGCCAAGGCGAACGACGACGCGGCGGCGGCGGAGCGGGAACAGCTTACTCAGAACCGCAAGACCGATCTTGTGCTGTCGCGGGCGAGGGCCTTGTCGGCATCGTCCGGCGCTGGGGCGACCGACCCGACCGTTTTGACGAACGAAGGGGCTATAGCGCAGCAAGGCGGATACAACGCGCTTTCCTCGCTGTATGAAGGGCAGAGTCGGGCGCGCAACGACACCTATCAGAGCGGCATTCAGCTGTTCAAAGGCCAACAGGCTGCGGATGCCCTGCCGTTCCAGATTGGCGGTACGATCCTCAACGGGCTGTCGAGCTTTGCGACGAACCGCGCGGCGCTGCGGTATTACTCCAAGGTTGGCGGCGTCCCGACGAGTGGGTTTGGTGTTCTCTGATGGCCGTTAGAATCCCGACTGCGGCCGATCTAGGATTTAACGACCCCCGCGCAACCACCGGCGTCCCGTCCTTCCCGCAAGAAGACCCGGTTGCTCAGGGTATGTCGGCGCTGGGTGGGGGGCTGCAAAAAGCAGGACAGGCCGCCGTTACGGTCGGTTCTTATGAAGATATGGCGCAGGTCAAGATGCAGCGCGCCTTGGCCGATGCCAATTGGTACACCGCTGCGGCCGAGCTTGACGGCAATCTGAAAGCTGAGACGGACCCGGCAAAGATTACCGCGCTGGGGAACCAGTACCAGACGCAATTGCAGGCGGCGGCAGCGCAGATCAGCGACCCGGCCGCTCAACAACTGTGGCTGGCGGAAAACCAGAAGCACGCAATGGCCGGCGTCAAGGGCGCGCAGCTTCGCAACACCGGGATTTATCACGACCAATACAAAGCGGGGATCGCCGAACAGGGGATGGGCGTGGTTCGCGCCGGAGCACAGGCGGACGATCCGCGCGGTTTCGACTATGCCCGCGAGCGCATCAACGACTTGGCGACGGCTGGGCAGGCTTCAGGGGCTATGTCCGCAGTCGATGCGCTGGCGTTTCGGAAGAATGCCGAGAAACAGCTGATCGGCGGTCGAGCGCAGCATTTGGCGAACGCGGGTGACCCGGGCGCGGCGACATCGTTTCTTGACCAGCACGAAACCGATCTTGATCCGATCTACGCTGAAGGGCTGCGAGCCCGAATACAGGCCAAGGCAGAGAAGGCCGGGATTCAATCCGACATCAATTCGATGTGGGGAGGATCGGACAAAGGCTACGCGGGGAACCGGGGCGGATTGAACGCCAGCGCTCACTACAGTTACCTGACCTCGATTGGCGCCACGCCAAACGAGGCCGCGATGCTGACAAGTGCAGCGGACTCGGAATCGAGCTTCCGGCCCGACGTTACTCACGATGGCGGTATCGGTTACGGCCTCTACGGGCACAACGGCGCGCGGCTGGCGGCGATGCGCCAGGAAGCTGGCACCGTCAAGCCGGACTGGCAGGCTCAGGCGAAATTTGCGCTGGCCGAGTTGCGCAGCCGGCCGGAAGGTGCCGCCGTCAATGCCGCGAAGACGCCCGAAGACCTGACCGATGCACAGATGCAATTCGAGCAGCCCAACAGGAACATCAACAACGGCAATTACGCCGGCCGGCTGGCGTCCACGCGGGAATACATGCAATCGCCCCCAGGCACCGCGGCGAAGGTCACGTGGGCGCCGGGCGATATGGCTCAGTATACCCAGCCCGGCGACAAAGGCGCGCCCGTCACGGTCGATGGAAATACCTACCCTACTGTCTCGGCGTGGAACCGAGCTATGGATGCAAGGGCTGTCGCGACCGCCGACCAAGCGGCGGGGGCAACCCCAGCGCAACCCGATCAACTCGTCGGGCAGCCTGCCCCAGCCCAGGCAAGCCAAGCACCTGCGGCTGCCGCTCTGCCCGACATCGACGCAATGACCGCTCGCGTACAGGCGCGAGCCGATAGCGGAGAGATCACGCAGGCTCGGGCTGATGCCGTCATGGCGGGGCTGCGCCAGCGGTACAACCACGTTCAGGCGGCGCAAGCGAACGACCGGGCGGCCCTGACCAAGCAATTGACGAACGGCGCTGCCGCATTGGAGGACGGTAAGGATTTCGAGTATGACCCCGCGCAGGTTCGGCACTTCTTCCCGAAGGAGAAGGCCGACGAAATTCTGCAAGTTCTGCAAGACAGCAAAGATGCCGGGCAGGTTATGGCGGGCGTTCGCACGGCGACTCCCGAAGACTTGTCGGCCCAGCGCCAGCAACTCGAAGCCGGTATGAACGACCCAAAAGCGACGGATTACGCCAAGCGCAAGAAGATGCTGGGCGCGCTCGACGCGGCAATTCAGAAGCGCTCGGTGGAATTGGGCAAAGACCCGGCAGGCTACGTCGCGCAGTACAGCCCAAACGTCGCGACCAAATTTGCCGCGATCGACCCTCAGAAACCGGAGACGTTCGGCGATTACGCGACGGCGGCCTTGGCTGAACAGGAACGGCTGGGCGTGCCGGCGGAAGGCCGCTCGATCCTGCCGGCCGGCGTGGCTGCCGGGATTGCGTCCAAGATCGCCGGCATCGACCCTGCGAAACAAAATCCGGGGCAGGTTATCAGCGCCACGGCGCAATCTTATGGGCAATACTGGCCGCAGGTATTCGGCGATCTCGTCAAGGCCAAACTGCCCGGCACGTATCAGGTGCTGGCGACGATGGACCGACCGGACCAGACGGTTCCTGCGGCTGATCTGTCGCGAGCGATTGGGCTGATCTCTGAAAAAGGCGGCATGAGCGCGCTCAAGAAATCGGTTCCTGACGATACGCAAAAGGCGATCGACAAGGGCCTCGACGATGCGCTTGCCGACTTTCGCGAGAGCGTCGGACCACAGTCCGGCGGGGCGCAGCTCTACGCTACGGTGAGAGACGGTGCGCAGGCGCTGGCCTACTACTACGGGTTCCGCGGCAAGAGCGACAGCGAGGCGGTAAAGACCGCGGTCGATGGCATCATCAACTCGAAATACGATTTCGGCAGCATCGGCGCGAGCCAGGTGCGTGTGCCAAAGGGAACGATGAGCGTTGTTGATCGCGCGGCCCGCGCGATGCAGGGCGGCATTACAGCAGACGATCTTGGTCCGGTCCCTGGCAATCCGCAGATATCGCCGGAGCAGCGCAAGGAAATCTGGCTTGGGGCTATTCGTAGCGGCGGGTGGGCGAACAACGAAGATGATAGTGGCCTTGTCCTGATGGGCCGCTTTCGGAACGGCGCGATGGGGGTGGTTCGACGGTCGGACGGTAGCCGCATCGAACTGAAGTTCGCCAGCGCTCCAGCCCTCGCAACTCAAGCGCCGCCACCCGAACCGCCAGCGTTCAATCCCTTCTGATGGTCGGTTTCTACGGTGGCGCGCCGCTGGAATACGCGGGCCTCAATGAACAGGGCGCCGACGCAGTGCCGGCGACAACCGGGCAGGTGCTTGGCTCGTCTTTTGGCGAGGGGATGGCGGCCAACCTGTTCCCGCGCATGCTGCGATCGATTGGTCGCTCCGGCGCGGATACGGGTCTGCTCGGCGTCGGCGAACTCGGCACCGAAATCAGGATGGAACCGGAACAGCCGATCGACCCTGAGACGGCAAACGCTCAATACGGCATCAAGGGGCAACTCAGTTTCGGTAAGCCGGTCGCGCCATCTGTCGCCCAAGACTTGCACGATCACAAACAGGCGCAGATCGAACGCGAGGATGCGATTGCGCGGCGTGAAAGTGGGCTACTGACGGGCGGTGCGGCGCGGTTCACGGCAAGCGTGGCCGCGGGGTTGCTCGACCCGGTGAACATCGCGGCGGGGGTGATCCCGGTTGCCGGCGAGGCGCGGGTTGCTTCGTTGCTGGGGCGTGGCGCTATCGAGACGATGGGTGCCGCCGAGCGCGCGGGAATGCGGGCCGCCGCGGGAGCCGCCAGCGGGTCGGCTCAGATGACGGCGCTACAGCCGCTTGAATTCGGCCTGTCGCGGCAGGAGCACGAAGACTACACGGCCGGCGATGCGTTGCGGAGTATCGCGATCGGCGGGCTACTCGGCGGTGGGTTGCATGTAGTCGGCGGCGCCGTCGCTGACAGAGCCGCAGGCCGCTATGCCAATCCACTGACGCAACGGCTGGAGGAAGCTGGGCCGGACACGCGCGAGGCGCTGCTACAGGGAGCGATAGCGCAGCACATTGAGGACAGGCCGGTCAATGTGGCGCCGGCGCTCGACCTCGCCGATGCGGGTAGGGGCGTCTTGCCGGGCGTCGGCTTGATTGGCAAACCCGTTCAGGCGATGCCGCCGCATAGGGTGGTAACGGCGGATGGCAATGCGGTTGATGTAGCGCCCGTTATCGTTGAGGCCGGCGATCTGAAAACATCCGCAGATGCAGGTTATGACGTGAGCTTGCAGCCGCGTGATCGCGGCCGGGCGGCAAGCCAGCAACAGGTCCGTGAAATGGCCGCTGGGCTCGACCCGGCGCGGCTGGGAATGTCGGCGGAAGCGGATAGGGGCGCTCCCATTGTCGGCGATGACGGAATGGTGGAAAGCGGCAACGGTCGCGTAATGTCTATCCGCAGCGCTTATGCTCAGGATGGGGATGCCGCGGCTCGGTATCGCGAGTGGCTTACTTCGCAGGGCGTTGATGTTTCGCAATATAACGAGCCGGTTCTAGTACGCCAGCGGACTACCCCGCTCAACCCTTCGGAGAGACGGGCGTTCGCTATCGCGGCAAACCGGCCCGCAACGCTCGCCATGTCAGCGCCTGAGCGTGCGCTAGCGGACGCTCGGTCGATTACGCCTGATATGCTCGAGCTGATCCGCAATCCCGACGATCTCGGGGCATTGGCAAACCGTGATTTTGTTCGCTCCTTTGTTGAAAAGCTCCCGCAAGCTGAACAGGGCATGATTGCCACGGGAGAAGGGGGGCTTTCGGCCGAAGGGTTGGGGCGAGTGCGCAATGCGGTGCTGGCACGCGCCTACGGTGATGGCGGCAATGGCACTGCGATCCTGGCCCGCATCGCCGAGGCGACGCAGGACGACATCAAGTCAATATCGAATTCCCTTGTCTCCGCTTCGCCATTATGGGCGCGGATGCGCGCCGACATTGAGGCGGGTCGGGTTCGGGCAGATGTCGATATGACCGCGGAGTTACTGGAGGCTGTTCGCCGAACGGCCGATCTGCGAAGCAAGGGCGTTCGACTTTCTGACCATCTTGCGCAACAAGACGCATTCGATCGCCTCTCGCCGGCAGTCGAAAACTGGATGAGGATGTTTTATGATCCTGCTGGACGCCGCGCCGCTGGTGCCGCTCGGATAATTGAGGCGCTGAAAACCTATGCCACCGAAGCCAGAAAAGTCAGTGCCGAACGAGGGCTCGACCTCGGGCTTGCTCCCGTCACGCCAGCCGAGCTCCAACGACTCGCGGCCCAGCGGGGCAGAGGCGAGCAGCCAGGGCTACCCATCGGCGGCGGCGTTAGCGATGGCGCGAACAATGCAGCAAATAGGATCGAAGTTCGAGGATCAAGACCTGACGCGCCGGGGGGCCTCTTTGGAGATCAGGGCACAGACAGCGCTGGACCAGGGCAGGTCGGAAATCGAGCCGCTGAATTAGCCGATACTCAGGCGCGGGCGGTCAGGGAATTAACCGCGTCTCCGGTCAAAATAAATGAGACTGCATTAGCGGCAGAGGAGGCGGCGAGAGCCAAGCCGGAAACTCTCGCCGACATCGAAAAGCAGAACGCAGAGATAGAAGCGCGGATAATGCCGCCAGAGCCGTCCACGGTGGCCGCAGGCGAGCAAAGCGCCGGAGCGGGCAGAGTTGCCCCCCAAGGCGAAACAGCGCCCCAGGCGGGCACTGAACGCGCCGCAATCGCCAAGCCGCCGGAGATCGTTGCTGCCGATGCGGAGATTGAAGTCGCGAACGCCCGCGCCGCTGCGTATGAGCGTGCCGCCAACTGCATTGTCAGGGGCGGCTGATGGCGTTTGAGAATTGCCTTGCCGAGATCAAGGCGGCGAGTGGCGACCGGATCGATGACCGGGAAGCCGGGCATATCCTACAGGTCGCTTTTGACCGCGCCTCGCGATACGAAAAAGACGGCATGGCCCGCGCCGATGCCGCGATCCGTGCCGCACGGGAATTGGGCGATGAGGAACGGATCAAGGCTGCGGTCGAGAAACGGTCGCGGTTGATCAATATCGAGCGCCGCCGCGAACTTGACGCCAGCGTAATCGAAGGCAAGGAAGCCGACACGTTTAGAGCCGCATTGGCTGGGGTCGAGGGCGGCGAACGTGGCTGGGGGCTGTCGGTAGACGCACAAGCGCATCAGCAAAGCGGCGAGCTGTTGGGTGGCGCGGTCGATGAGCTTCGTCAGTCCGGCATGCTCAAACCTGCCGTGCGGCGCAACAAGGATCTGGAGCGCGATATTGCCCGCGAGATGTGGCGCGGTAACGAACCCGAGAAGTGGCCGGCGACCGGAAACGAGATTGCCGCGCAGATTGCGGGCGTCCTTTCCAAGTACACCGAGCTTGCCCGCGTCAAGATGAACGATGCCGGGGCGTTTATTCGGAAGATCGAGAACTACGTCACCCGCCAGTCGCACGACCAGTGGAAGCTGCGGAAAGGCGGGTTTGAGGCGTGGCGCGACGACATCATGCCGAAGCTGGACGAGCGGACCTTTGAGGGTGTTGAGGATCGCGAGAAGTTCCTCGGCGATATCTACGCCGCGCTAGTGAGCGGCATTCACGATTCATCGAGCGGCGGTGATTGGCTGGCTGGGTTTAAGGGGCCGGCGAACCTTGCTCGGAAGATGTCGGAGGAACGAGTCCTGCACTTCAAGGACGCTGACTCGTTCTTCGATTACAACGAGAGATGGGGCCGCGGTGGCATCGTCGAGAACAGCTTCCGCAGCCTGGAGCACGCCGGCCGCAACATCGCGTTGATGCGCAAGTTCGGCCCTAACCCGGAAGCGATGGCAAAGGATTGGGCCGATAGCCTGGCAAAGACGGCGCGCGACCGAAACGACTTTGCCCAAGCGCGAAAACTCAAGGCGGACTGGAACGACCGGCTTATCGATGCCGTGATGGGGCGGGGTGCCGTCCCTGATTATCTTGTCTTGGCGCAGATCGGCCAAGGCTTTCGGATCGCGGAAACACTATCGAAGCTGGGCAGCGTTGTGCTGTCGTCGCTGCCGGATATGGGGGTGAGCGCGGCGACCCTGCGGTGGAACGGTGTTCCGCTGTTCAGCCGCTGGGGCAACATGATCGCCACGCCGTTTCGCGGTCGGCGAACGGGTGTCTCGCGGGAAGTGGCTGACAAGCTGGGGCTTGGTCTCGACACACTGCGCGGGCAGATCGTCTCGCGCTTTTATGCCGGCGACGGCTTCCCCGGCATGGGAGGCAAGCTGGTCGAAACCTTCCACCGGGCCAATCTGCTCGGCTACTGGACCGACAGTTTCAAGACGACCACGGGGCTGCTGGTCGCCAATAATCTCGGGGAGCTGGCTGGGCGCGAGTTCGGTGCTTTAGATCGACGCCTACAGCTCACCTTACGCCGGTTCGGGATTGAGGGACCGGAGTGGGACGCGATGCGCCAGGCCGAAAGGCGAGCGGCCGATGGGCGGGATTACCTGACACCGGGAGCAATGCTGTCGCTGCCGGATGAGGCGGTCGCGCATCTGCTACCGGAAGGGGCGACGCCGCGGCAGATTGATCAACTGCGCGACGATCTCCGCTCAAAGCTCGGCACCTATATCAGCGAGCAAACCCGCGAGGGCATGACCGAGCCGACCGCCGCCGATCGCGCGATATCAATGCTCGGCACCAAGCCCGGCACCCCGGCCGGCGAAGCGCTGCGGCTGCTCGTGCAGTTCAAGCAGTTCCCCATTACGATGATCCGGCGCAGCCTCAATCGCGAGTGGAACCGAGGGGGCGGCATTGATGTCGGGGGCCTTGTCGGGCTGATGGTGTCAACGTCGCTTCTCGGATATGCGGCGATGACGCTCAAGGGGTTGGCGCGGGGGCAAAACCCGCGCGCGCCCGATGACGCTCAGGGCTACGCAAAGACCGTCATGGCCGCGATGGCGCAGGGCGGCGGCCTCGGTATTTACGGCGACTTCCTGTTCGGTCAGTACAATCGCATGGGCGGCGGCCTCGCGGGAACACTGGCGGGCCCGGCGGTCGGAACGGCTGACCAGTTCATGCAGATGCTGGACACGATCAAGAACGGCAGCACGCATAAAGAGCGGGGGCAGTTGCTGGCAGCGGAAGGTGTGAGATTCCTCGCAAACAACGCACCGTTTATCAACCTGTTCTATACGCGGGCCGCGATCGATTACCTGTTTTTGTATAAGCTCCAGGAGTCCGTTAATCCGGGGTTTGCGCGGCGCCTGGAACAAAAAGTAAAGCAAGAAAACAATCAAACCTTCTGGCTACGGCCAACGCAGGCGGTCCACTAGCCACGCTCGACCCAAGGCGATACTCCAGGCTGAGCCTACGTGCGCCAAGTATAGGCTGAGAGTTCCGGTGATGACCATTGTCCAGCCAAGAACATCGTCGACAAGGCTCTCGCCGAACACGTCACTCGTCCAAAGGTAAAAGATAACAGCGGTCGCGGCCCAAAGAGAGAGGGTGGCGGCTATCAGCTTGTAAGCGGTCGAGTTGGGCAGATCAGCGCTGCCCGGCTATCGGCGTTTCCAGCATTCACCCCATCCTAGCAAGAGGCGTTCTGCAATGAAACTCGCGCGTATCGGCGCCGTGCTGGCGCTTGGGCTTTTGGCGGGGGTTGCTCGAGCTGAGCCGCCGAGTGGGGTCAGTTCAGTGAACCGTGGCGGCACAGTGGCAACCGGCGGCACCCCCGCAACTATTGCGGCCAATATCGGGCGCAAGGGCGGATGGATCATGAACCCCTGCGATGCAACCGAGAGCCTGTTCGTGTCGCTCGGCGGCACAGCGACGATTACGAGCGGCACGCCGAACCACGCTGATTTGCCGGCGTGCGGCAGCATCAATCTCGGCGGCGCCGCGGGCGCCTATCAGGGCGCGGTGTCGATCAACGCCGCGACCAATGGGCACAAATACGAAGCGGTGGAGCTACAGTGATGCGCGGCATCCTCGCTCGGGCTGTTCTTGCCGCTCTTACTCTATTGTCGCCGCCCGCCTGGGCGCAGGGCGTTTCGATCGGCGGCAGTGGCGCTAAGCTAACCGCCAACACCTTCACGGCCACTCAAACGATCAACCCCGCCGTCAATACTTCAGGGCTTGTTATCTCAGGAGCCACTCACACCGGCAGCGATGCGACCTCCGACTTCGCGCTGAGCACGACACTCAACACCTCCGGCTCGCCCGATGTCTTCAAGCTGTCCGTCACGGATACGGCGCGCGGGGCGAGCACCAAGCTGTTCAACATCTATGGCGGCGCGAGCGGAACAACGAGTGAGTTCAGTGTTGATAGAAGCGGTAACGTTGTAGCGGCAGGTACGGCTAATGTAACCAGTAATATCACAACGGCTGGCGGAATGCTCTCCACCGCAACTTCGGTAGCAGGTTACGCAGGAACATCCCCAAGCGCAGGGCAGTTTTTTGCCAGTGACGCGTCTAGTGTTGTAAAGGCATTTTTAATTTCTGGCGGAAACGGAATTGTTAAAGTGTCCAGCAGTGGTCTTTTTTCTTTTGCTTCGACCGCTGATGCCTCAACAGGAACAACAGATCTTGCCCTCGCCCGCGACGCCGCAGGCATCCTCGCCCAGCGCAACTCCACCAACGCCCAAGTTCACCGCACCTACAACACCTTCACGGACGCCAGCAACGGCGAGTGGGGCACGTTCGGCTGGCAGGACACTGCGAATGTCCTCTCCATCGGGACCAAGGCCAACGGCACTGGTGTTACACGGAACATGCAGTTCCTCATCGGGGGTGCGAACAAGCTCGATTACGGGGTGACGACGGCGGGAGTGTGGACAGTCGCAACCAATATGTCAGGAGCCCAATTTACAGGTAGCGGGTTTATTGTTGGCGGGGGTGGGCCGCAAATCGGGTCGAACAATATTGTTATACCGAATGCTGGTGCATTTTATTGGTCAACTAGAAGCGAAATCCTGTCTCCTAGCGACGGTGTAATAACTGTCGCTAACAACGCCGGAACAGACTTCGGGCGTCTCCAATTCGGCGGCACGACTTCAAGTTTCCCCGCACTGAAGCGCAGCACCACGACCCTGCAAGCCCGCCTCGCCGATGACAGCGCCTTCGCCCCGGTACAAGGCAAGATCACAACGGATACCGCCTACACTGCCGGAACGACTACCGCAGCGGGGTATCTGACGATCTACGACTCAACCGGCACAGCTTACAAAGTCAACGCCTGCACAGGATGCTAAACATGAAACACATCGCCTTCGCCCTCGCCCTACTTGCCGCTCCTGTTGCGCAAGCTGGCACTCTTACCCTTACCGCCACCGCAGGCGCCGGAACCATGACGCAGAGTGTCACGATCCCCGATGCCGATGTCACTCGCGTACTGAACGCCTACAAGACGATTTACGGTCAGATATGCGACAACGCGACGCCGCCCGTTTGCCGCGCGCGCACGAACGCAGAGACGTTTCTCGCAATCGCTACCGGCATCTTCACAGGCATCAAGAACAACGTGCTGTCGCAGGAGCAGGCCGGAGTGGCAGCTACTGCCACTGGCGCAGTCAGCCCAGTGACGATGCAATGACCCGCCGTCTCGCACTTGTTGCCGCCATTGCGTTCGCCCCCTCGATTGCGCGGGCGGATGACGAGGTTCTAGCGGCGCTAGCCAAGGAATGGCAAGCCGCCCAGTTACAACAAGAGCATGTCGCGGCTGCTGTTCAGGCGCTGGTGAAGCAGCGCGAAGCTACCGCTGAATACTGGAAGCAGTATGTGGCTGGCCTAAAGCCGTGATCTGGCCCTTCGTCTCCATCGCAACCTGCGTTGCCCTGGCGCTGACATTCGGCCACAGCGACCTGTTCGACGCGGCGCTGATCGTGACGGCTGCGGCAGGGCTGATGACGATTCCGGCGGCGTGAGCTGCGGGCGGGAGGCGGAGACGGGTGGCAGTGGGGACAATCTCGATACGCCAGGGGGCCTGAATGTTTAATCGTAGACGGCTGACTGAGACTGATGTTGCTGCTGCCGTCAAGTCAGCGGTCGCGGACGCCACCACGGCGTCGATACTTCAAGCGCACATCGCCAAGTGTGATGAGGACAAGCGACTGATGCGCGAGGCGCTCCAAAGTCAGAACGCTGACCGGGAACGGATGCACGCGGAAAACGCCGCCAAATTTGATCGTCTCAATCGGCTGGTGCTGATGGCGGCGGGTGCGGTGAGCTTCGTCGTTGCCGCGCTGTCCACTCAGTTCGGCTCATCGCTGCTGGGCAAGATCGTCCACTAAGGGCCGTGCCCGCCGCTAAAGGAGTAAACGAAACATGACCGATTGGATCGATACCGCGCGCGTGATCGATGTTTCCCACTGGCAGCTACCCGACGATCTTGACTGGAAGGCTGCCGCGGCGGCCGGCTGCGTCGGCGCGATCATTAAGTACACCCAGGGGACGGGCGGCTCGGACACGGCGGCGCGCGACCACGCATGGAATGCCTACAGTGCCGGCGTTCCGCTGCTCGGCGGTTATCACTTCGGCGACGGCTCCGACCCAGAGGCGCAGGCGGCGCACTTCCTCGCGGCCATGCGCGACGACTACGGGCCGAACCTGTCGGGGCGCATCGTCATGCTCGATGCCGAGCAGAACAAGCCGCAGATGACCGTGGCGCAGGCGGAGGTGTTCGTCTCGGCGATCCACGAAGATCTTGGTCGCTGGCCGCTGCTTTACATGGGCCATTTCGGCCCGACCGGGAACGGCGCCGGACTGCCTTCCGCGATCTTGTCGAATTGCGTTTTGATGATCCCGGCGTATGGCAACCACGCCAACAACCTCGGGCAGTATCTGCCGAAGGGCTTTCGGATGCCGAAGGACGGCGCGGATCGCGGCGAGCCCGGCATGGGCGTAGCGCGGCTGTGGCAGTTCTCGGACGGGACGATCAACGGCGGGCCATTTCCAGGGCTCGGCAAGGTCGACCAATCGCGGCTGATCGGCTTCGCGTCGGTTGACGAAGCGGTCGCCGCGCTGACCGCATGACCTGGCGCGCCACTCTGGAGCGGGACGGCACCCGCCACGTCACGCCGATCGACGACTACCGACCGCACGTCCATGCGCCTTCGTGCTGGTGCGGGCCGCGTCTCGATGACGACGGTGTGCCGGTGTTCGTCCACAGCAGCCTGGATCGGCGGGAGAAGCGGGGCGAGCTGCCGCCATCGTGATGGTTGCTGCGGGGGCCGGGCGCTACTCCGGCTTGCCAAGGAAGGCCCTTTCGGGTGCCGGCTGGCTGCTTCGCCGATCGTTTAACCGCCTAGACCGCACGCCCAGCCCAACCAGGGCACGGTCACTTTTCGTAAGGGGCGATGGGCTTGCCCCGCGTGTCTGCTTTCCACGCCGCCCCGCAGCAACGCTCGCGATTATAGCACAAGGAGGAACCGCATGAGCAAAACAGAAACACCGTGGTGGATTGTGCCGGGCATCGCCGCGCTGTCATTGATGATCTTTGCGGGCGCCGTGATCGCCTCGTGCTTTGTCGGCGACACGACATTGCGCACGACCATGATGACCGGGGCATTGCAGCTCGGCATGCTGGCGGCCGGCTTCTACTTCGGCTCGAGTTCGAGCAGCCAAAAGAAGGACGACACGATCGCGGCGGGACAGGCTGCGCTCGCCACCAGCGCGCCAGCGGTCCCGGTCGTCACCACCACGAAGACTGAGACGGATGCCGGCGCGACTACCACGACGACCGCGCCTGCGGAACCGGTCCCGGCGCCAAAGACCGTCGAGCCCGAGCGGCCGACGCCAGCGCCTTAACCCCATCCGACCGCCTCGCGCGGGCCGGCACAATCGAGTCTGTAAGGAATCCTTACACACTCACCCTCTCGAAAGGACCAATCCCGATGAAGACGATCACCCGCCTTGCCGCGGCCCTAGGCCTGTGCGCCCTCGCCGGCTGTGGTGCCGTTCCAATCGCTGCCGGCATTGGTGGCGCCGGAGCACTCAGCACTGCTATCAGCATCGCCCAGGCCGCCCCTGTGGTGCTGTCCGATGCCGCTCAGGCCGCGTGTGCCATCCAGGCCGGCATCAACGCGAATACGGCCCACGCGAGCGATCCAGGGCTTGCGCGCGGTCTGGCGATCGCCAGCGCCGTTGCCGGGAGTAAATGCACCTGGTAGCGCTGGCCTCGCGCCGTGACCACCATCATCAACGCGCACGTCTGGCCCGGCGGTCCCGGTTCTCGCTGCACGGTCTGCGGCACCGCCCGCGGCGATGATACCGACGCCGGCTCGCCGCTGTCCTGTATCAACAGGATCGAGAGCGACCGCGGCTCGGCGGCTCGGCGGATCGTCGCGTGCGAAGACGCTGACGTGATCCGGGCTCGCCTTGACGAATTGCGGGCGGAGCGGGATATTGCGTTCGGAGCGGCGGCGGGAGGCTGACGGGCCGAGCGCGATGGACGCTGGAGTGCCGGTGATGCGCTGCCCGCTAGTCGGGGAATTGATCTAGTATGACTAGGATTGCCGGCAAGAGGAAACCTGCGGCGCCCATCGCAAATCCCGTCGCGGCGGTGCAGTGGCAAAGCGCCCTACCCACGCCCGCCTTGTCGATCGCTTGAATAAGTCCGAGGATGGAAAGGCAGTAGCCAAATCCGACGAGTGAAATCGACGCCGCAATCATGGTCTCAAAGGTCATTTAGCGCCTCTAAACCGGGCCGCGACACGCGCACCGCCACACCCCGCCCTCGGCGATCACCTCGCCGGGGGCGTTTTAGTTTCTGGGGGCGGGCGGCGGCGCGGGTCGGTCGGCTTCATCGACATCGGCATACGAAAACCTGTCGGCATCGGGCCACCATTTCATTCCTTGGGGATGCGTGGTGGGGTTATCGGGCGTTCGGACGCGCACTATCGACGGCTTTGGTCGGGGTGGGGCGCCCGGAGGGAAGTCGGGGTCAATTAGTGCGAACCATTGTCCGCAACGTTCGCAATATTCTGGCTCGTTCAATATCTCTGTCAATATATAGGTTGGCGCGTCTTCGAGTGAGTAAACACGCATACCGGAGTCGTCGTCTTTATGTTGAAATTCAACAGAGGCGCCGCACTTGGGGCATGGCACCATTACGCTATCGAATAAGCCCATCAGTCCATTACCTTTCTTTTCGTCTCGCTGCGCGACTCCCGCTCATGTCCGCGCCGTTCCTTCCGCTACCGTGGGGCTGGCGGAGCGGCACCCACAGGACGCGCATGCCGCGTCGGCGGGCCTCTCTCTCGGCAACAGCGACCATTGCCGCTCCGCCTTCCGGCCGCAGGCTTACCGCCACGGCGCTCGCTGGCAGATATCGGATCAGACTGGCAATCGTGTTCGGGATATCGAAGGTGCGGCAGTCGCAGACCCACGGTGCATTGCCCTGCCGATCGACGGCGCCACCGAGTGCGGCAGAGAGGTTAATCCGCCTCAGCATCCTCACCCCCGCTCATGGCGCGCCCCGGCCGGAAGGGGAGGGG